AGATAATTATATGAATATGTAGTACCATCATAGTTATCATCAGACCCAGTTAAATATGCTTGATATTGATCATCATCGATTGCTGATATCATTGCAACTTTGTCTTGAACTGAACCTATATAGTAAGGATAATCTGCACTAGCAGTAGGATCAATATTATCTATAGTTACATTATATGAATCCGTAAATCTTTCTACAGTAGGAAGTATACTATCTTTACTACGTTCTAATACATTTGGCTGTACTAATACTCCTGTTAATTTATCAGCCCGGGCTGGTAAAAGTTGTTCTAATTGTTTAAAGAATGATAAATCAAACAAAGTAAACATGTTAATATAAGCATTAACATCGTTCGACTCGGTGTATTTTTTCCAATAATCTCTGGCTCGACGAATTAAATCGGGATATGATTTAGCATTAATATCACCAGGGTCGCCAATATAATCATCTAATGCAGTAAACCCTAATTGAGCAATAATATCTTCATCAATCATTGTTTGTGGTGAAAAATATATTCCTAATTTATTGCTATCTAAAGGAGCTTTATCAAATTGAGAACGTTCAGCTCTTGTTTTAACATCTAATTGACCAACTAAATCGTTATCTTCTAAACGTATTTTATTGTCATCAAATGTTCCCACACCTAATGATATAGCGTCATAATAATATGTTTCTTCTAATGAGTCATAAGGAGTATTATTAGTCCAACTAGCAAATGAAGCAGATATTCCCGAAGCATTAGGTTCAACCCCAACTAAACTAGAAGTTGCAGCATGATCTATTTTTTGTGTTAATGGTACTCGAAATACTAATTCATCATATGCAGAAGTATTACCATCATATGCAGCAGGGGCTTTAACGTGATTGTTAAATGCTGAATCTTGCAAACTACTAGTCCATAATCTTAATTCTTGAAGTTGCCCTAAAAGCCGGCTACCACCAGTAGTGCCACCTAATGTCAATGTTCCCGAGCTAGCAAATGAAGCAGCATCTGATGCTGATACGGCTGCAACAATTTTTCCGTATTTAGATTTTTTTACAACAACTTCTAAATCGGTGCCATCTTTTCTTAATAATGCAGTTAACCACCCACCATCAAATAATTCTATAGTACCACTATCTGTACCATTAATTTGCACAGTACCTAAAGTACCAGAACTATAATCTAATGTTACTGTGTTAGTACCAATTGTAAATAAATTCATGGTGCTAGGCACTAATGGATTAGCTATAACATCATCCGTACGGAAACGAAGTTCAACTGCTTCTATAGGTTGATCATAATTAACAGTTACTGTTCCTGCAGTGTTATTAATTAAATCTAGAGCATAATCAAAATTTAATTTTTCATATACTGGAGCTCTTTCAATCCTAGGTCCGCCATATTCATTAATAGAAATAAACGATTCAGGAACTCCATAACAAGCTAACAACGCTCTTACACTTCGTTTCGTTCCTTTTGATTTTAATAATAATGGTAAATTATTTATAATGCGACGCCAAACTGTATACGTCATATCTTGTCCAGATGTCGAAGAATTAGTTACTGAATTTGACCCGGTTAACGGAGTACCTGTTTCTGAAACTCCAAGTGCATATTCCCATAATTCTTTATACTGATTACCATTTGTTAAAGTCCACCCAAATTGATTAGCTACATTATAAAGTAATTCATTTGGCATTGACTTTTTAATATTTTCTTCACGTTGATTGATTCGTGTCATGTTTGAAATATACGTGTAAAGTATATCAAAATGTTGACCTAACATGTATACAAATGTAGTTATTGCATCATATTTTGAATCTAAGCGAAGATAATCAGGAATTGTTAATGCTAAAGAATTATTGTTTAAATTATCATAAAGTGAAGCACTTTCATATACAGGATTATACCAATCTGTAAATTGACTTGAAGTAATTGAATATAATATATAAGGTACGTTAGAGTTTTGTTTTGGAACTGGTTGTATATAACTTCCTGTAACTTGCGGTACCGTTGCATCTATAATTGGAATATCATGTGTTGTTAATCTTGAAGATGATTCATAATAAAGATATCTTTCAAAATTGTCAAATCCTCCTATTAAATTAGATCTTAAAGACTCATAATCTCCTTGATTAGTAGTAGCAGCACTACCAGATATACTTCCTAAACTTGCACTTTGTGCAGTATAATATTCAATTAATTCTAATTTATACCTAAAGTTTTTTAATCGTTCTGTAGCTGAACTATAAAATACAAAATTATTAAAATCTGAATAATCAATATTCAAAGACATTCCAGATAAACTTCCAGAAAAATAATGATCTACAATTTGTTGTGATGTATTTTTAGATGATCCTAATAAATCATTCCAAGCTTTTAATCCTGTCTCTGTAGAAGTATTATATGTAGGAGTTGCATCCCAATTAGGGTTTGATAGTTGATTGAATGATTTTTGTAACTGAGATGGAATAATGTTTACTCGATCTACGTAAGGAGCTTTTTGTTCTTCAACTAACCAACATTTAAAATCTTTCTGAAACTCTTCAGGTAACGCATCAACTAATTTAACATATACGTATTCTCCAACTACAACACTATTAATATATTGCACACATTGATTTCTGCTAAAATTCAATAAATACGTTTTATGTAAACTGTCTACTGCAGTTTGATTAACAGTTTCTGCATAATTAGCTGCCTGTAATGCAAATTCAGAATCTTCCACATCAATCGCTCGTAATCGTATTTCTTTTCTATCTGGAGAAATTTCATCAATTCTTAAATGTTGTTGTTCATAACTACCAATTAAGTTTCTAAAGAAATTTAAAACTATGCGAAATGTACCAGACGTAAGTTGTAAATCTTGTAATTGTTGATAAAGATCTATTCGAATAGCTCGAGAAGTTCGTATCGTACGATTAGTATTTTTATCTATAAACTGCTTATTATTATTTTGAAAAGATATTTTATGATTACCCGTTACCCAAGATTCATCTGAATATACATGAAATTCAATCCGATTATTTGTATTATCAGTAACAATATCAGTATTAACATCATAAGTATTACCTCTTTTATCTACAGAAAAAAACTGTTGTTTAGATTGTGGTAATCTCTGAGCAGCAATGGACTTAACAGCTGATTTAATTTGGTCTATATTTGAATATTGTTTTATCATGTAAATATCTGAACTTCTTGATCGTTAACAGTACTCCTTTTTGCTTGTATTTCTAGTTGCGAGTTACGAACTAACGTGTTTTTACTAAATTGATATACCCCAACATTTGGATTACTAGATGTAGATCCATATATACTAGGCTGTACAGGTATATCTACTATATCAATATCCCAATAAGAATTTTGTGCTAATATATAACCTCTCTTTCTAGAACCAGCTACAATTGTATATATATCTCCCGGCTTTATAGCATCCATATCTACTATATATGTCATTGATAAAACAGGATAATCTACACTATCAGCTTTATTTTGAAAATTATGTGGATTATTACTATCATCTATAAAAGATTCGGTTAATAATTCTATTACTTTAAAATTTGCATCATAAAATCTAGGATTTCGTTTTTTTAAACGCATTCGTATTTCTGATTGTCCATCTGCAGGAATAGTGCGATACTGTGTGAATATTTTAAAGCGTATAGTTTTATTTTCATTTTTCAACGTTTCTATCATATCCTCAGTTATAGTATAACTATTAGGAGTTGGTTGAGTCAATCCGCCAGGGCCTCCATTAAACTGTAATTCTCTGAAATATCCTGATGCAGAGTCATCTCCATTATACCACGCAGGTGTTGCTTCTGAATAAATTTTTTGATAATTTTGCGGTTGATTTTTTTCACTTACCGGTACTGGTATAGTTAATTTAGCAGAAACATTATCCGAATCGATATCTAAATCAATATCCAAATTTATATCTATACCTGTTTCATTAACACGTACTGGAAATTTAAAATAATTAAATTGTGTGTCTAAAACTTTTATTACCGAACTATTTAAAATTTTTTTATATATTGTTTCAATTGATAATAACTGATTTTCTTGATCTTCTCGAAACAATACATTACCTGCATCATCACGTTCTACTACAGAATCAATATTAGATAAACGAGTAATACCTTGTTCATCATACTTAACATCATGATCTAATTCTATAGGGTCAAAAAGAGGTCTACTAAATTTTGGATTTCTTGCCATTATCTAACTACTTTAAAATAAATTTGGTCGTCGATATATTCTTCTGTAAATCCATCTACAATTTTTAATTCTATGCGATAATATCTTTCTGGCATAAAACTATTCATATCTACGTAAATGAAATTACTAGTGCTATCACAACTTACTTTATTATAAATATTATCAAACGGAATTATGTATTCATCTGTTGCGGCATCCCGAATTGCATAATATGTAGTAGTAGGTAAATGTTTAACTGTTTGGTTAGGAAATAAATTTGTTGGAGATTTTTGAGGATATTTATCACGAGCATAAATTCTTATTTTAGTTATCTCCGTATCCTTATAAGTTGGTTTTGTTTTGCTGTAAGTTAAATATGAATCTAGATCTACCGACGACAATGATCCTGTTGTAAAAGTGCTATTATCCCAGTACATAGTTAATCTAGGAACATATATAGTATGGGTTTCGCGACTAAAAAATCTTATAATTCCTTTTTTAATTGAGTCAGCTTCATCTGCTTCAGAAAACTTAACTAAAAATCCATTATTTGCAACATCAACACCACCACTACCAGATATCCAAGTTTTAACAGCTCCAGTAACATCCATATTAATATCAGTAGGACGTAAACTAAATTCTTCATTGGTGTCTAGACCAGGTTGATAAAAATATGAAGAATCAAAGGAAGATGTATCGAATAACCCACTACCTGATTGATACAACCAACTACCTCCTGATCCTGATCCTGATATAAATAAGCTTGGAGCTCCAATATTAACAGAGCTTGAATAATTTGTTGTAACAGACGCAGATACAGAAGAAGATATAATTTGATATGTAGATATCCAATCAGATCCAGATATTGTGTCAGTCCAAACAGAACCACTTACAATCATCGATCCACTAACAGGAGAAAATGACCAAGAAGCATATGGCTCAGCCCATGATATTCCGTCTGTTGTAGCAGTATTATCATTTTCAAATCCAGTACCATTAGTCCACGGCTGTCCCATTAACTTAGCATCTAATGTATATTCAGCTGGTAAATTTTTTGCATGGGTTGTATATAATTGTAATACGAATTTACAAGAATTTAAATCTGCAGAATATTTTGTTAATGTGTCTGTTATTTCAGACATATCAAATTTAACAACAAATCTAGATTTAACTAATGTTTCACCATCAGTATCAAGTTGTTTTCCTACTTGAAGTATTTCATCTAAACCTGTATTATAAGACTCAAGACTTGTAGCCTCATACATAGTTGCATCACTATCTGCATAAAATATTCTAAACATAATTAACTTCCCGATCCGGTACTAATCATCAAGTAGCTACCAC